CGTTCTTATAACTCTGATACTCAATCATATGAAACTACACAAGGACAAGCGTTTACTATTGAACGCTTGATGCCAGTACCATATACTCTTAGAGTTACGGTAGATTTTTGGACTACTAACTATCAGCAGAAACTTGAGATATTTGAGCAATTAGCAACATTGTTTAATCCTGCATTGGAAATACAAAGCACTGATAACTATGTAGACTGGACTTCATTGTCGGTTGTTTTCCAAGATGGTATAACTTTTTCTAGTAGAACTATTCCTCAAGGTACTTCAAATCCAATTGATATCTTGACATGGAAGTTTTACATGCCAATTTGGATCAGTACTAGTTCTAAGCTCAAGAAGATGGGCGTTATCGAAAAGATCATTGCTTCAATCTTCAAGGGCCAAGCATTGCAAGATATTCAAAATGAAGACTTATTACTTGGCACCAGACAGAAAATTACTCCATATGGTTATAAATTATTATTATTAAGCAATCAACTACAATTACTTCCGGCTGATGAACCTTTCTTCCCATCAAACGAATCACTTGCTATTCCAGACAACCCGAATACTAATCTATATTGGTCTGCATTGTTGAATGTATATGGTGCTATAAAACCAGGCATTAGTCAGATTTGGCTACAGAATCCATATATAGATCATGATATTGTAGGTACTATTGTCCCTGATCCTAACGATGATCGTTTCCTAATATATAATATTGATCCAGATACATTACCGCAGAATACTCTTGCCCCCGTAAACAGTATCATTAATCCGCAAATGACTGGACCTAATGCGGGTCTACCAGGTCCAATGCCTGGTGTAAGATATCTTATTGTAGAGAGCATTGGCAGTAATGATTCAACTACTGTTGCATGGGGCGGATTAGTGGCTAACGCAAATGATATCATTGAGTATAACGCTAATACTATGCAGTGGTATGTAGCATTTGATAGTCAAGCATCAACTTCAGTTGATTTTGTTACCAACCTCACTACTAATATGCAGTATAGATATGCACCTAACGAAGGTTTTTGGATGAAGTCATATGAAGGATGGTATGATCAGGGTGATTATAGCATTGTAATATAAATATATGACTATACATTATCGGAGAATAGTTATGAAGATTGAAGAAGAAAAAGTAAAAATGCAGTTATGGGTTCTCAAGCTCATGGCAATGACACTAGGCTCAATCATGGTATCAACTGTGTTAGTCATGTTAGTAGGACTATTCATGCCAAACAACTTGATTGACAATGCAGAAATCTTTAAGATTCTAGGTCCTGCATTCAACATGGTAGTTGGCGCGTTTGTTGGTTCATTTGCTACTATGATGGGCATGAAGACCGACTCGTTCAATCCGAACATGCCAAAGACAGAAGCTAAGCCTGCTACAGCAGCTCCTGCTGACGAAGATTCGGAAGAAGATTAATTTGCTTGATGCTTGATTTAACGTAAATACAGCTATGTTAAAACAAGCAGCCGGGGTATTCTTCTTTAGCAAGTCTACAAGAAGGTACTTATATCTATTAAGATCGGATTCAAGAAGCCCCACCTGGAGTATTCCGGGTGGGGGTATTGATAAGGGTGAAACGCTTTTAGAAGGTGTTGAAAGAGAATGTCAGGAAGAGATGGAGTTCTCGCTTGATGATCTTAAACTTATACCAATTCAAAAGTTTGTCAATAATAATTTTGTATATCATACCTTCTTCTGCGAGATTGAAGAAGAATTCATCCCTAAACTAAATGATGAACATGATGGCTATGCCTGGGTTATAGAAGGTCAATACCCGAAGCCATTGCATCCGGGACTATTTTCTACTGTAAATATTGATATTGTGCTTGAGAAGTTGAATAGTCTTACTTGATCACATACCGATCAATTTAGAAAGAGTTGTCCAGCCCATTGCTCCTGCTAGTACGCCAGCGCCCATGAGCATCCATTTCCATTTTTCTAATGCAGAAATCTTGTCGTTGACTTCTTTGTGTTGTTTCTTGTTATCTTCTTTGAATGTATCCAATGACTTTTTCATTTCAGTCATATGATTATCAATGCTAGATTGCAAGCCCTTCAGGTCAGTCTTGATACCATCAACCTTTTCGTTTAGATATCCATACTGAACCTGAAGGACAGCAATTTCTGTCTCAGTCTGCTTAAGTTTCGTAACTGTAGAAGTCTGAGCCATTGTCATTAACCTTATGCGTTGCCGATTTGTACAAGCGGATAAGGCATTGCATTTGAAGCGTTAGCAACAGCATCACTGTTGAAAGTTGCAAATGCTGGGGCAGCGTTTTCAAGAACGATGTTGCCAGTTGCAACAGGTCCTGAAGTTGCAGTGAACAATTCAGCAGTATGATCGCTCAAGCTCTGTACCTTGACAGTACCTGAGTTTGCATAAGTTGCAGTGATTGTCATTGTGTTTGGAGTCAACGCAGTGTTTGCTACGTTTGCAGTGTATACTGCACCAACGATACCAGTTGTAGTACCCTTGACAAGATACTTTTGCTTACCCTTCTGACGGATAATGTAGCCAGCTTCTGGAAGAACCTGAATGAACGGGTCACCGTATCCAGTTGCACCACTTGCATTGTTTGCAGATACTGCACCAAGAACAACACGATTCTGGATAGCATTTGCTGTTACGCTTGCGTTTGATGACAATCCAACGTTTGCGCCACCTGGGGTAGCAGTAACAGTGAATGCGGCTGCGTTGGCAATTGTTCCTACAAAGTAAGTAGTGCCAGCAGTTAGTCCGCCGAAAGTGCTGTCAAACTGAACCGGTGTACCAGCAGTCAATGTCTGTGCATTTCCTGAAGTACCGATGATGTTACCAGTAGCAGTTGTGTTTGCAACAACAACCTTCAAATTACCCTTAGTTGAAGTAGTAGTTCCTAGCAAGTGCGGAGAAGTACCTCCCCAAAGAGCATAAAGAATGCTACCAGTTGCTACGTTTGCAAAGTCAGTGCCTAGGCCAACAACAACGTTGCTTGCAGTTGCAGCAAAGACAGTACCGGTTCCATTGACGCCGAAGCCAACGTTGCAAAGTACTTGCTTACCATATTGTGCAGTGTTACCACCGACTACTGAGTAAGTGTTTGCGTTAGTAGCTGGCCACTGAGGACCATTTGGATTGTTGAAATACATGTCAACAGGAGCAACTGTAGTTGAGATTGATCCTGAATCATCTGCTAGTGTAACAGGTGTGCTGTTTGGGTTAGCATTTAGTGGTGTTGCAGAAACAGTGAAAGTGCTGTTTGCGCCTGCATTAACTACTTTTAGAATCCAGTACATTGTACCAGCGACAAGATTGCCGATGTTAGCTGCAACGAGGAATGGCATACCTGCAATAATACCAAGATTAGTGAAGTTTGCTGAAGTCGTTACGAGATCCGTTGCGGCTGTAGTTGCAGTAATAGTAATGACTGCCTGTGACTTGGCAATCTTTAGTGGTCTACCCATTTGTTTTCTCCTTTGAAAAGCGAGTTCTAGTCGCTACGCAGTGGGTGCTGCATAAGCTCTCCCCATGAGAGCGTACAATGTATTTAGCTTTTTTGCGCGGAATTAGAAGCCGCCGGTAGCAGAATTATAGGCTAAAGTTATACCTGAGCCATTGTAATTACTACCATTTGCCCCCTGGAAGAACAATTGGAATCTTGTTGCACCTTGAAACTCTGTCATCCATATTCTGATAGGATACCATTGCCCTGATGTTAACGACAAACTATTAGTATTATGTATAGGGCTATTAGGCATAGTTTGGTTAGAGCCATATGCTATCGTGTTGCTATTAGTGAAATTAGCGTCTAATGCATTAGTACCCATCCATACCGCACAATCATCATCTACCGAGGCATAGACATTATAATTTTGTGTTGTAGGTACTTTAAAATAACCTTTAAATTCCATACTAAAGTTTTGCTGAGCTGGAGTATCAATTTGACTACCCCAGCTTACATAAGTATCAGCGATTGAATGAATATAAGTTGCGGTATTGAAGAAGTTCATGTCCCATCCGGATGGTGGAGTGCCCGGAGATGCCATATAATTGCCATTGTACTTTCTTCTCCACAAACCAGGAGTAGAGTTTGGAACAGTTGCAATATTACCAGTGAGTGCAGCAGGAGTTCCCAAAGTTGAATACGTCATTCCACTAAATGCTGCTGCGGCTGTTTGATATGATCCTGAGCCTGGTATAGGATAGTCAGCATTAGGGTCAAGAATAACATGAGGGTTATTCACGACATTAATAGTCTGTACTGTGCCAGGTCTACGCCACATGTTAGAATGATGGGTTAGTTAATTCAGTGATACTTGCAACACCGGATGTGTTTACCTGTAGTACAGCAACCTTAGTTGTTCCGCCAGTAACTGCTAAGAACTCAACGCCGCCGGCAGTGATCAACATACTTCCTGAAGTTGCTGTAGGTGATGCACCCAATGCAACATAGGTATCTTGATTCACTGCTACACGAATGATATTAGTATTAGCGCCTACAGCGTTTGCAGTTGCTTGACTAGATCCTGAGGTAGTAATGTTTTGTACAGTCCCGGGAATGTATGAACCGTTTCTTAAGTATGCCATTTTAGTGTCCTCGTTATTTTTACTTTATTTATCAACAAATATAGCTTGGGAAGCTGGTTAATCCAACTCCGATAATGTAGAAGCAAGTTACATATACAGTATCTCCTGGTGC